AGACACCGCCAAGTGCGGCATCGGTGATGCTCGAGTGGTATTCGGTGCAGGCCTTCTCACTGTGATGGTGGGCTGCACCTTTAACAAGCAGTTTGACCTCGCGCTTTTTCAGCGCAGCCTGGCGCCTTTGACCGGCGACGGGTTTTCCGTGGTCGGCATTACACCCTTTCGTAGGACTTTTAATAGGCTCGTCGAGGCCACAAAAGATTTTAGATTCCACGAAATGGACGGCAGCAGCTGGGACACGTGCATGTTTCCAGAGCTTTTCCGCGCGGTGTATGCTATTCGTGCCGATATCTGCGGCTACACGGGTGAGGATTTGCTAGCCTTCAACCGTTATCGCGACACGCTGTACGATGGATTGATCGTACTTCCCACCAATTCGGTGATGCATCATGCCTCCGGCAATCTTAGTGGACAGCCCTCCACTACGCCCGATAATACAATAGGCAATGGCATTGTGACCGTTTATTGCGTGATTCGCGTTCTTATGGATATGGACCTTAAGTCGCTTGTCCGTGGCATGGGTGACCCTGAATATCAGGCTCATCTCAATCGCATCCGTGCCATCAAGTGCGCCCTTGTTAACTCCGGTTGGGTGCGGAGGAATCTTCGCCTCGTGCAATTCGGCGATGATAATAACTTGGGCATACGTATTGGCGTGTTGTACGACATCCACCACCATGCGTTTATTGGTTTTATGGAGATGGGCTTCAAACTCTCATTCACTGAGCCTGCTGCTCTTACGGATATGAAGCTCCTCAACTTTTCTTTTGCCCGTGTGTTCGACATGTGGCTACCTTCCAGTGATGCGCCTAAGCTTTTGGCGTCGTTGCGTTATGGCAACTTCACTGATGATGGCGGTCTCATGCGCCCGATCGAGGCCATTTCGCGCGCATGTTCCATTTGGTACCTTTCGTACGGCAATCGAAAGCTTTTTGAGTGGGTTGGTGGTTATCTGCAGTGGCTGCTTAGTAAGTATGCGTATCCTGCACGACACACCATCCTGACCAAAGGTGCGATTCATGAGCTCTTCACTTCTGAGAGTGTCTCATTGAATATCGCGGACACTGACTTCACTTCATAGTGTGGCGGCACTCGACCACCCCGCCAGGTGGTCAAAAGGACTGATGTCCGATTTCTTTGCTAGGTATAAACAAGTACTTGAGGAACAGTACAATCTCAACGATAAGCAGTACGCGAGGATCCGTGCTGACTTCGAAAACCAGGGGTATCATCCGGGTGCCCTTAAGCTCAACGACTACTTCCACAACTTCGTCTCGTTCCTTGCAAGCCACGGCTACGCTATCACAGACGCGATGAAGAAACGTGCTGAAAGGACTTCTCATGCTCGTATTGCGACGGGTAAAGGGCGCCGAGCGGCGCCTACGTTGAAAGGTGGCAAGAAGGCCACTGTTAAGAGTGATTTTGTTAAGAAGATGTCCGCCAAGATGGTGGATCTCGAATCGCGTGTGCAGAAGTTGCGTGTTCGCCCTGCCACAGCGCCTGCCGTGCCAAAAGGCAAATCAAAATCGAAGCCGAAGCTTCGTGTTGCGCCCAAGCCGGCCAAGCTTGGTTTGCGACCCCATGGTCCGCCCGTTTCGTACAATCAGCGTGGTCGGATGGGTTCGTACTTCAACAAACGCAACGTGAATGGCGGTGTCATTGTGCATGGGCGTGATTACCTGGGACCCATAACTGTTGGCGCCAACACGACCGGTGCTGAGATCGCATCCTTCGTTGTTAATCCTGCTACGCTCGGCGGTGAGCGGCTCCGCCTCGAAGCGATCATGCATGAAACTTACACGTTCAACCACGTGCATGCCGTGTATTGTCAGGCGACAAGCACGGCTGTCAAGGGCAATTTCATCGGTGCATTCGACATG